CTTATAGTCTTCATACTCTTTGGAGTCTTTATGTTTATAATGTCCCTTACTCAAGACCTATGATATCTTCGACAACACCTTATAAACTTGCCGAAATTATACGAGAGACTTGGCCAGGTCTTTACATGCCAATTAACTCGGTGTATAATAAACAAAAGTCTGAACGAGATTTAAAACCAAAAGATAATTAATTTATTAAGATGAATCTTGCAAAAATTGCTTTAGAGCATGGAGGAAAAGTTGCTCCTCTGATAATTCCTTCCTCTTTAACTGGAGGAACTGGACTAATGAACCCATCAGTACTGATTGATAATGGTAAGATATTAGTTAATATAAGACATGTAAATTATACCTTTTATCATTCTGAGGAAAAGTTATATCAACATCAGTGGGGTCCACTAACATATATTCATCCAGAGCATGATATGCATCTGAGGACTTGGAATTGGTATTGTGAATTGGATGACCAATTTAATATCATTAGATATCATAAAGTTGATACTTCTAAGTTTGATACTTATGAACCAATGTGGGATTTTGTTGGTCTTGAGGATGCTAGAATCTTTAGATGGGATGGTAAATTGTATCTCTCTGGAGTAAGGAGAGACACTACGACTAACGGGCAAGGAAGAATGGAATTGTCCGAAATTGTTGTTACTGATAGTGGAGTTACTGAAGTCAGTAGAGTTCGTATAGATCCACCTAAAAATCCAGATTCATACTGTGAAAAAAATTGGATGCCCATTATTGATAAACCATATCATTATGTAAAATGGACAAGTCCGACTGAAGTTGTTAAGGTTGACCCAGATACTGGAAAGTCTGAAACAATTTATCATCACGATTATATTCAATTTCCTAGAGATCTTCGTGGAGGTTCTCAGGTAATTAAATTTGGAGATCATTATATTGCAGTTACTCATGAGGTAGAGTTTCTTCAAAGTGAAGTTGGTAGAAAAGATGCAAGATATCTTCACAGATTTCTTGTATGGAATGAAGATTTTACTGTCTTTGCTTACTCAAAAGAATTTTCGTTTATGGATGCTCATGTTGAATTTTGCGTAGGTATGCAACTTGTAGATAATGATTTTATATTTACCTTTGGGTATCAGGATAACGGGGCATATATAATGAAGTGTCCTTCTTATGTTGTAGTTGATTTTATAAATGGCAAATACTAAATTGATTGATTGCTTTCCTTATTTTAATGAAAAGGAATTATTAGAACTCAGGATTAAATTACTATATGATCACGTAGATAAGTTTGTGATCACTGAAGCAAATCAAACTCATTCTGGATTACCAAAAGAATATACTTGTCATCAAGTACTACAAAATATAGATGATCCTCTCAACAAAATTGAATTAATACAGGTAGATTATCTTGGTGACCCTTCGATTACTTATGATCATTGGGGAAGAGAAAGACGACAACGTGATGCTGCACTACAATTATTTCATACCTTTGATGATGATTGCTTGTTTTATTTTGGAGACTGTGATGAGATTCTAGATCCAACCCATATAGAATGGATTTGTCAAGTTGCAAGAAATAATCCAAACAATATATTAAGACTTCCTTTAGTTCTTTTAAATTGTAGAGCAGATCTTAGGGTATTTAATAGGGATGATACTCCTATGAAATGGAAGTGTTCTTATGTTGCCTCTAAAAAACATTTAGCAAGATACACTCCTTCTCAGATTAGAGAATCATCTGCTATGGATGCAACAATAGAAACCACAGAACTTGGTAGATTTATCGACTTCCCTGATATTACTATAACAGTTAATAATATAGAAGTTGAATTTGGGTGGCATTTTGGTTGGATGGGAGACAATTCAAGAAGACAACTTAAATGCAAATCATACTTACATTATTATGATCATGTTCCTGGATCTGTTGCTCCATTGAATAGTAAGGGTATGATGGATTATATGGAATCTTATGTTGCATCAGAAGGTTCAACTGATCCATTAGGAAGAACTGATCATGTATTGAAAGAGTATCCAGTCGAAAAATTACCATCTATAATCTGGGAGTTGCCAATGGTTAAACAATTTTTATTTACAGAACTTGAAGAAGAATCTTCCGAATTGAAAACTTTGGTAGTTCTTATTGGAAATGCAAGAGGTGGTGAAAAAACTTGGCACTCAATGTATAATAATTTGCTGAGACCCTATAATGCTGACTTAGCACTATGTCTTGGGTATGATGCAAATAAAACTTATTCATTGTATTCAAGAGCAAAATATGTTTGGGAACTTCCTGAATATGATAATTGGGAGGATTACTATACCGAAAATCTTGGTGATGGTCCTTGGAAAAATGCTTTTATGCTAGGTGAACAAACTGGGTTCTCTGGACTATATGGAAGTCCGGGTTCTGGGGGAATTGTATTTGCTTTTAGGGATTATCTATTGAAGAATAAGAAGGATATCCTACTACAGTATGATAGAATTATTATCACACGGACAGATCATTTCTATGTAAAAGAGCATCCAGTACTACCTAATGATTCATTTTGGGTTCCTACGGGTGAATCGTATGGGGGAGTGACTGATCGGCATCATATTTTTCCATCTTCAGATATTGACATTGTTTTAGGAATTCTTGAGAACTATATTAACACTGATGACATAGTTGAAGATTTTGTTAATGATCCTCCCCTAAACGGAGAGAAGTGTATAAAAAAATATTTCAACAGAATGGGATATTTAAATAAAGTTAAAGAGTTTAATAGAGTACAATTTACAGTTAAGACTTCTGAAGATACTACAAGATGGAGTGGAGGATTTGGAAATACTGTTCCATATAACCCAGACCTTTTTATAAAATACAATTCTGAATATGATGAAGCTATGAGAAATATTACTGTAGACCATTCTAAAATATTTAATTGATTTATGGATAAAAATAATACCATCGATACCTTACTAGACCAGTATATTAAGGATCCTGAAAATTCAAAGTATAATTTTCTATTAGCAAGATATTATGATACTATTGGACAAACTGCAACCGCAGTTTCATATTATCTAAGAACTGCTGAAAGGACTACAGAAAAAGAACTTCAGTATACTTGTTTGATTCTTTCTGCTAAATGTTTTGAACGACAAGGATCTAGAAACTTTACAGTAAAAGGATTGTATCAAAATGCGATTACCACTTGTCCAAATAGACCAGAGGCATATTATTTTCTTTCTAAATTTTATGAATCCGAAAATAAAGATGGATGCTGGACTGATGCATATGTGATGGCATGTATAGGAGTCAATAATGCAGAGAAGAAGAATTTTACTAATCTTCCTTCAGATGTGGATTATCCAGGACTTCATTGGTTACTTTATCAAAAAGCACACAATGGATGGACTTGTGGGGTATGCGATGATGCCAGGGGAATACTTACCGACTTAGTAAAGAACTATTCCTTTGATGATGCATTTACTAGACAATGCTTTAATGAGTTGATTCGCATTGATAAAAATAATTCCTTCGAATCCTACTATAAAAAGGATTACCATAACCTTAAACACAAGTTTCCTGGTTCGGAATCCATTGATAGAAATTTTTCAGAAGCATTTCAGGACATGTTTGTGTTGAGTATGCTATCTGGAAAACGAAATGGAACTTATCTTGAGATTGGTGCAGGGAGTTCGTACTACGGAAATAATACCGTATTATTAGAAACTCTTTTTGGTTGGACAGGAATTGGGTTGGATCTTTCAGAAGAGTTTGTTGCACAACATTCTAATGAAAGAAAGAATCCATGCATTTTACAAAATGCATTAGAACTAGATTACCATCAATTCTTAGGAGATAATTATAGCAGTAAAGAAATTGATTACTTGCAGTTAGATTGTGATCCTCCTCAAGTGACTTATGAAATTCTATTAAAGATTCCTTTTGATGATTATCGATTTGCTGTGATTACTTACGAACATGATTATTATATTGATCAGACTGAATCTTATCGACAAAAATCTAGAGAGTACTTAAAATCTAAAGGTTATCAATTGATTATCTCGGATGTTTCTCCAAACAATTGGAAGTCTTATGAAGATTGGTGGGTGAATCCTGATTTAGTTGATTCTTCTGCGATTAGCAAGTTGAAAAATGTTTCTAATAAAATAAAAAAAGCAAAAAATATTTTTATAACCTCATGAATATAACCAACGTAACATCACCAGAGCACGTTTACTGTAGAGTAAATCATAAACCTAGAAGAAGACCTGCAATGTGGATCGTTGATGATTTTTATGCAGATCCATATGCAGTTAGGAACTATGCACTTAAGCAAGAATTTTTCGATGATCCTGGATATATTGGAAGAAGGACTAGGCAGCAGTTTTTCTTTCCTGGTATTAAAGAAGCATTTGAAGATATTATGGGAATGACCATAACCGAATGGGAATCTCATGGAATGAATGGAAGATTTCAACACAATTGGGCAGGTGAAAAATTAGTTTATCATTGCGATTTTCAAAAATGGGCAGGTATGATATACTTGACTCCAGATGCTCCATTTGAATGTGGAACTTCTTTATATGCCCATCGTAAAACTAGAGTTAGACACAACTCGGAACCATTAGAGGAAGTGTTTCCTCCAGGATGTAATTTCTTAGATAAGACTCCATATCAGGCAGTCGATGTTGCAGGAAATGTTTTCAACAGATTAGTCATTTTTAATGGTGGATGTATTCATGCAGCATCAGAGTATTTTGGAACTTCTTTAGAAAACTGTAGACTTTGGCATATGTTTTTCTTTGATACACTAGAGGACAATCACAATAAAGATAAATGAATAAAATCCCAGTTATAGGTGCAGCAGTTGTCAATAGTTCGTATTGGGTATCTAGACTGATTATGAGTGTAGATTGCCCAGTTGAAAACTTTGTTATTATTAATAATAATGGCAGAGGAGAAATTGATTCTGAACTAGATAATTTAAAAAATTTGAATAAAAAATTTATTGACAATATAAAAATATGTCATATGCCAGCAAACATTGGGTGTTCTGGTGCTTGGAATTTGATTATAAAATGCTTTATGAATTCTCCTTATTGGATTATTGTGAATGATGATGTTTCATTTGGACCAGGACTGCTTAAGGAATTTTATGATATTGCGAATGGTGATCCAGACATTGGAATGATTCATGCAAATGCTGGAGATTTCAATCTTGGTGCCTGGGATTTGTTTTTAATTCGTGATCATGTGATACAAAATTTTGGATTGTTTGATGAAAACTGTTACCCAGCATATATGGAAGATGCTGATTATATAATGCGATTTGCTCACAGACCGATTAAAAAAGTTGCAGGATTAACTTCAAAGTATTATCATGGTCATTTGGAAAGTTCTGGATACTATGAAGAAGAAGGGGGAAGTCAGACTAAAAAATCTGATCCCCAACTAGCAGAAAAAATGGATGAAGCAATTGGTAGAAACTTTGGATACATGCACGATAAATGGGGTCCAGGATGGAGGACTTGTTGTCCATATCAGTTCCCTTATAATAATGAGTCTATTCCTATAACTTATACCACATACGATTTAGAATTTGTCAGATCAAAAAATTTAGGATTTTAAAAATATGAAATTTACAGTTTACTCTAAATACGGTTGCCCCTACTGTACAAAAATTCTTCAAGTTCTTAATACTTTAAGTTGTGAAAAGGGATTTCAAATCACCGAGTATGTTTTAAATACTCACTTTACCCGAGAAGATTTTTATGCTGAGTTTGGACAGGGATCAACTTTCCCTCAAGTTGTCTGCGAAGATAAACATCTTGGAGGATGTGCAGATACCGTTAAATACTTAAAAGAAAATAATATGATTTAATGGGGACTATAAATAAAAGTGAATCCTCGCACATCAATCGAGGTGTTGAATTAATATTAAGGAGAGAACCCCCAAAAATTAAAACATTTCAATATTGTTTTGAGAAGGTGGTCTCCTTCTTTAATAGAGAAGTTACCATCTACTTTAATTTTTCCTTTGATATAAGGAAGCATAAGTAGTATAGGAGAAAGAAAATGTTAGCAGTCACCTTGGTTTTTTCAGTTCTTTTTGTTTTATTAGCACTGGCAGTCGGTGCTATGGGTGGTTGGATACTCAGGGAGTATGTCTGGTCTAGAAGACCGGAGAATTTACATCCTGAACTATTTGATGAAAATGGTAATGTTTGTCCAGATGAAATCATTGCATTTAGATTTGAGCAAATTGAACCAGAGGAAGATTACGAAGATTAATTAAATGGAGATTAAAGTATGAAACTACCAGCAAATCAGTTGGTATCTGAAGTTATTCAGAGAGCATCAAACGCAAAGACTAGAGAAGAAAAAATTGAAATTCTTAGGCACTATGATACTCCTGCACTAAGAGCAATTTTGATTTGGAACTTCGACGACAGAGTACAATCTGCCATCCCAGAAGGAGATGTTCCATACACTCCTAATGAGGTTCCAATTGGAACTGAGCATTCTAAATTGATTCATGAGTGGAATAAATTTAATCACTTTGTGAAAGGAGTTAATAATCTGAATCAGACTAAAAGAGAAGTTCTGTTTATTCAATTATGTGAAGCACTTCATAAGTCTGAGGCAGAACTGTTATGCCTGACCAAGGATAAGCAACTGCATAAGAGATATAAAATAACCAAAGCAGTTGTACAAGATGCATTCCCTCAAATTGTTTGGGGGGACTGAGGATTGAAGATCATTCATAAAGAATGTGATCCCGTAGCAGCAAAAGATAGATCACTTCCATTGGACTCTTATCTAGTTTCTTATCTTAAGGATAACGAAACTACGTTTGATGTAGTTAAGGCATCTACAAAAGTTTCCATATTTGATTATTATTATGATAATTATGGAAAGGGTTCCCCCATCAGTATTGAATGGACTGATGGGACTATGAATCCTAAGTTATGGGATTGTCAAAAACCGAAAAAGAAAAAATAATGGGAAAGCATTATCTTCTTAATTTGTATGGATGTTCATTTGTTCTTTTAGATGATGAACAATGTCTTATTGACTTATTGGAAAGTGCAGCAATTAGCAGTGGTGCTACGGTAGTTCAGACTATCTCAAAGAAGTTTGAACCGCAGGGGGTCACTGTAATCTGTTTATTGTCTGAAAGTCATATCAGTATTCATACTTGGCCAGAAGAAGGTAAGGCAGCAGTGGATGTTTACACTTGTGGAGATTGTAATCCAAAGATTGGATGTGATATGATTATCCATCAACTGTTCGCAACGGATCATACTTTAAGTTATATTGAAAGATAAAATAAATA